TATGCTATAGATTTTTATAAATATTTAATTTGCTTGATAATTATATATTTCAATAATAAATTTATAAATTAAATAAGATGTTTATAAAAATCAATTGAATGAAATGTTTATAAAAATCTCCATAATATATTAGATATTTTTATTTCCGCAATATTGCGGAAATAAAAATATTTAGTTTTAATAAAAATACTCAACATTTTTTATTCCTAATAATATTATAATTTTTAATTTTTTATAAAATTTTTCTAAATCTTTATAATCAAGTTATTTAATTACTATTTCCACATCAATACCATGTATTTTATTTTAACATATTATTCTATTATAATCTAGGTCATCATTATTAATTATAAATTTATAAATATTATCATCTTTATCCTTAATATTAAATAATTTTGATATTATTAACAAAAATAATAATATTTCATCTATATAAGCAAAAAATAAATATTAGTAATTTTATATTTATTTTTTAATAAATATAATAGAATATTAATAAATTAAATTATAGTTTAATAGTATGTATTATAAACCACCTATGAGTTTCACAATAATCATCTTTAATTATTTTCATATTTAATTCATTAATATAATTTTTAATTATTTCATATCTTTCTATACTTTCTGCACTAATCATTTCTCCATTATATTCTAATACTCTTAATCCTTCATTCAAATATTCTTTCCAATTATAACCCATTAGTGATTGTGAATAAATACATATTTTTATTAGGTAAATGACTTATATCACATGCTATTGAATCATTATAAGATATATAATCATAACCAATAATATCAAATTTATTATTTTTAAAATGTTCTTTAATTAAATTCATACCACAACCTAAATCTAATATTTTTAATTTATATTTAATTATTTTATTAATTGGTATATCATTAAAATAATCATAAATAAATATACATTTTATAAATTAATTTATAAATTAATTAATTTTTATATTTTTTCTTTCATTATAAATATCATCAACATTTTTAAGAAATTCATTTTCAGTTATATTAAGCAAATTAATTTTATTACCCATATAATCTAATTTATCTTTTAGTTTTTCCTTTAATAAATTCCATAAAATATTTGCATTCGGGCAACATTTAATAGTTTTAATTTCTATATAACCTTCTAATTCTTCTTTCTTTTTATTGAGATATCTTTTTTGCCCCCTAATAACATAATATTTATAATGTATTGAAGGATTTTTCATAATAACAAAATATTCTAAAATGGTTGTTTTCTTAGTTTTAACAACTCTATCTTCAACTGCAATATCTAATTTTTTACTAACTAAATTTAATGTTTTATCAGTATTATCTAATTTTTCATTAGTATTTTCTAATTCTTCATTAGCATCATCAAGTTTATCATTTGTAATCTCAAGTCTTTCAAGTGCTTCATTTAATTGTGCTTCCATCTTTTTATTTCTTTTAATGATTTCTTTGTTATTTTCTAGTAATTCTTTATTATTTAATAATAATTCTTTATTATCTTTAATAATATCATCTAATTTATTTTCTAAACTATCAATTTTATCATCTTTTTCTTTAATTAATAAATTATTATTTTTAATTTTTTCTTTTAATTTGATTACATAATTTTCTTTTAATAAGTGTTGATAATCATTAAAATATTTTATTGCTTCTTCTAATAGTAAATAATATTTAGCATATATTTTTGTTTTTAATGATCTCATTAAAAATATTTTAAAAGCTCTTGGATGTAAATAATATTCATTTTTAATAACAGAACCTCTATTTTTCCTAACCTCAGAAACGTTTCTGAGGTTATAATCTTCATTTTCAACCATTTCATTTTTATCTAACATTTTTTTAATATCAGATGTTCCACCTATTAGTGAACACACACCATATTTTTGTAACATATCATGGTGAATACAACATTCATCTCTATTAACCAATTCAATAAATTCATCTATAAAACTGATATCAATATTATATTTAATTTTATTAATTTCTTTGACATAAGCAATAATATCAATATTAATTTTATTTTCAATTAAATAGTTGTTATATTTTTGGATACTTGTATATTGAGACATTAATAAAATAAGAAATATAAATACAAAATATTATATTTTCAAATTTTTATTGTTTAATAGCATGTATTATAAACCGAAAAATATAAATTCAAAGAATTTATATTTTAAGGATTAAATAAAAAAAAATTATATTTTTTTTTATTTAACCACCTATTTGTATCACAATAATTATCTTTAATTATTTTTATACACTCATTTTTATGAAAATTATCAAAAATTTCATAAAAAATAAAAAAATATTTATCGAAGATAAATATTTTTTGCATAAAAAAGAATATGTATATTCTTTTTTATGCCTAGTTTACCATATTCATTATATAATATGTATTAAGTGTATTTAAAAATAATATTTAATAAAATTATATAATTTTTGGAGTAATAATTATTTAATTAAAATTTAGGTATATTTAATGGGCATAGAAAAAATACTTGTATTTTTTCTATGCAAAAATTATTTATCAAAGATAAATAATTTTTCATTTTTTATGAAATTTTTGATAATTTTTATAAAAATGGGTGTATTTAATTCATTAATATAATTTTTAATTATTTCATATCGTTCTATACTTTCTACAATAATCATTTCACCATTATATTCTAATACTCTTAAAAACCTTCATTTAAATATTCTTTCCAATTGAATTTTATTAATGACTGAATAAATACATATTTTAACTGATTCGTTAAAAATAAAAATAATTTAAATTATTTTTATTAATTATTTCGTCTTCATCGGGTAAATGACTTATATCACACGCTATTGAATCATTATAAGATACATAATCATATCCAGTAATATCAAATTTATTATTTTTGAAATGTTCTTTAATTAAATGCTTACCACAACCTAAATCTAATATTTTTAATTTATTTTTATAAAATAATTAATTTATAAATCAATTAAACTTTTATATTTTTTCTTTCATAATAAATATCATCAACATTTTTAAGAAATTCATTTTCAGTTATATTAAGCAAATTAATTTTATTACCCATATAATCTAACTTATTTTTCAGCTTTTCTTTTAATAAATTCCATAAAATATTTGCATTCGGAACGATTAAACATAAATCTTTAGATTTATGTTTAATCTTATTATTTAAAATTTAAAAATAAATTTTTAAATTTTAAATAACAACATTCAATAGTTTTAATTTCTATATAACCTTCTAATTCTTCTTTCTTTTTATTGAGATATCTTTTTGCCCCCTAATAACATAATATTTATAATGTATTGAAGGATTTTTCATGATAACAAAATATTCTAAAATTGCTGTTTTCTTAGTTTTAACAACTCTATCTTCAACCGCAATATCTAATTTTTTAGCAACTATATTTAATGTTTTATCAGTATTATCTAATTTTTCATTAGTTAATTCAAGTTCTTCATTAGCATCATCCAATTTATCATTAGTTATTTCATTATAAAAAATAATAAATTATTTTTTATAATCTAATAAGGATTTTATAAAAAATCAAAGATTTTTTATAAAACGTTATTTCAAGTCTTTCAAGTGCTTCATTCAATTGTGCTTCCATCTTTTTATTTCTTTTAATGATTTCTTTATTATTTTCTAGTAATTCTTTATTTGTTATTTTTGTTTCTTCATTAGCTTTTAATAATTTATCAACTTTTTCTTCTAAACTATCAATTTTATCAACTTGTTCTTTAATTAATAATTTGTTATTTTTAATTTTTTCTTTTAATTTGATTACATAATTTTCTTTTAATAAGTTTTGATAATCATTAAAATATTTAATTGCTTCTTCTAATAATAAATAATAGTTAGCATATACTTTAGTTTTAAGTGATCTCATTAAACAGATTTTAAATGATCTTGGATGTAAATAATATTCATTTTTATTACCTCTACCGCCTTTAGAATTAAACTGGGAAATGTTTCCCAGTTTATAATCTTTATTTTCTATAAAATTATTTTGAATCAACATTTTTTTAATATCGCAGGTTGTACTGTTTAATGTACTTATACCATATTTTTGTAACATATCATGATGTATACAACACTCATTTTTATTTACTAATTCAATAAATTCATCAATAAAATCAATATCAATATTATATTATATTTTATTAATTTCTTTAACATAGTCAATAATATTAATGTTAAGTTTATTTTCAACTAAATAATCATTATATTCTTGAATACTTGTATATTGTGACATTAAATAAATAACTAATATAAATACAAAATATTATATATTCAATTTTATTGTTTAATAGTATGTATTATAAACCATCTATTAGTATCATAATAATCATCTTTAATTATTTTCATATTTAATTCATTTATATAATTTTTAATTATTTCATATCGTTCTATACTTTCTGCAATAATCATTTCACCATTATATTCTAATACTCTTAATCCTTCATTCAAATATTCTTTCCAATTAAAACCCATTAGTGATTGTGAATAAATACATATTTTAATTGTTTCATCTTCATTTGGTAAATGACTTATATCACATGCTATTGAATCATTATAAGATACATAATCATAGCCGATAATATCAAATTTACTATTTTTGAAATGTTCTTTAATTAAATTCCTACCACAACCTAAATCCAAAATCTTTAATTTATATTTAACTTTTGTTTCTAAATATTTAATGATTTTATTAATTGGTATGTCATCTTGATTATCATATCCTTGAAAACTAAAATCTCGCGCATCGTGATATTGATGCCATAAATTTAAATCCTCATTGAACATTTTTTTAGTTGTTGTTGATTTTTGATTTGTCATTTTTTTTGATAATTCTTGATATTGTGATTTAGTTATAATTTTAAATGATTCTGAACTTGATTTAGATTCTGATTCTAATTCTAATTTTGGTTTAATTGTTGTTGATTTCTTGGATGGTATTATAAAATATTGTTTATATTCATTTATAAATTCAGTCCATTTATCATATATTTCAGCATCTTTCATTATATGTGTATTATTTTTATATTTTTTAATTTGTGTATCATACCAATATCCAATACTTTTTTCTTCATTATCCATACTTTCACGATTAGGTCTTTTGTTATTATTAATAATAAAATTAGTTAATTTATTTAAATTATTATACCATAATGTTTTATTATCTAAAAAATATTCTTTATAGTCATTTATAAATTTGTTCCATTTATTTGATATTTCTGTATCCTTCATTATATCTTTATTATTTTTAAAATTATAATTTTGTATATTATACCATTTAGCTATTTTTTGTTCATTATTATCTGTACTATCTTGATTTGGTCTTCTATTATTATTACTAATAAATTGTATTAAAATGTCAAAATTATTATACCAAATTGTTTTATTATCTAAAAAATATAATTTATATTTTTCAATAAATTTAGTCCAATTATCATATATATCTGTTTCTTTCATTATTTGATTTTTATTTTTATAATTTATATATTGTGTATCATACCATCTAGCAATAAATTTTTCATTACAACATTTACTATATTGACTTGGTTTTTTATTATTTTTATTTATAAAATCTATTAAATTATTTAAATTATTATACCATTTTGTTTTATTATCTAAAAAATATTCTTCATAATTATTAATAAATTCTTTCCATTTATTATATATATTTTCATTTTTCATATTACGACGTTTATTTATATAATCAGAATATTGACTACATATCCATCTACCTAGAAATTTTTCATTATTATTTTTGCTATGTTCAGATGGTTTTTTATTATTACTAATAATATATTCTAATAATTTATTAAAATTATTATACCAAATTTTTTTATTGTCTAAACAATAATCTTCATATTTATTATTAAATTCTGTCCATATATTATATATATCATTATCTTTAAATACTCCTGTTTTATTTTTATAATTATATTTTTGATTATTATACCAAGATGCAATATATTTTTCATTATTTTCATTAGTTTTAGAGTTAGGACATTTTTTATTATTTATAATAAATGTTTCTAATATTTTTAAATTATTATACCATATTATTTTATTATCTAAAAAATATTTACCATAAATATTAATAAAATCAGCCCATTTATTATATATATCTAAATCTTTCATTAGATAATTTTTACCTTTATAATTTATATTTTGTATTCCATACCATATACCAATATATTTTTCATCTTTATTTTGACTTTTATTATTCGGTCTTTTATTATTATTTTTAATAAAATCTATTAATTTATTTAAATTATTATACCAAACTGATTTATTATCCAAAAAATATTTTTTATAATCATTTAAAAATTGTTCATAAATAATTTTAATTTTTTTATTTTTAAATTTATATGTATTATTTTTATAATAATTATTCTGATGTGATAACCATTTTGCTAATTTTTTAACATAATTATTTTTATCACTAATTGATGGTCTTTTTCCATTATCATCCATATACTTTTTAACTTCTTCTAATCTATTTAACCAGTCCTCATCAGATGATAACTTAATACTACAATTAATATATCCACCAAATATATTTTTATTAACA